AAGCTGACTTAGCATCACCTACGTTTACAGGCACGTTAACAGCGGCCACTGTAAATGTATCAGGTAACGCAACTATTACTGGTACGTTAGATGCCGGGACTATTGACGGAGGTACGTACTAATGGACGAGATTAACTGGGGTGATGTTCTTTCGGGCGCTGCTGGTTTATTTGGAAAGGTTGCTCCTGTAATTGGCGGAGGCTTAGCTGCTAAAACTGCTTACGATAGACTAGGCACAATAGGAGAGGCAGCTCAGCAAGGCGCTCAACAAATTGCTCAGCAAGGTTTACAGCAATCAGAGTTTAAACCATTTACTGTAACGTCTAGCACTGGCGGTATGTTTGCTGCTGACCCTAGCGGTAGTGTAACTATGGGGTTAGGCGGTCAAGAGCAAGCAATACAGAACGCTCTTATGGCGCAAGCTCAGCAAGGCATTGCTGGTGGCTTTACTGGCGATCCTATGCAACAAGCTGCTGCTCAACAAGCATACGGACTTGGCGGTCAGTTTATGGGTATGGCTGGTCAAGACCCTATGCAGCGTGAGCGTGACATCTACGGTAATATCCGTGCTATGCAGAGTCCTGAAGAGCAGCGTCAGCGCATGGCTCTTGAAGAGCGTCTGTTTAACCAAGGCCGTGGTGGTGTTTCTACTAATATGTACGGCGGCACACCTGAGCAGTTGGCTATGGCTAAGGCGCAAGCTGAAACACAAAACCAAGCGTCGTTAATGGCTATGCAACAAGCACAAGCAGAGCAGCGACAGCAAGCTGACATCGGCTCTACGTTTGCTGGTTTAGGTTCTACGTTAGGCGCTCGTGACCTTGCAGCACAACAAGCACAGCAGCAGTTAGCACTTGGCAATCTTGCAGGAGCATATGCACCACAGAATCAATTGTTAGCAGTTCAACAAGCGTCTCAGCTCTTTCCTCAGCTACAACAAAAAGGACAGCTTTACGGAGCAGGCTTGTTTGGCGAAGCTTCTATGGGCGGTCTTGAAGCGTTACTTGGCGCAGGTCTTGGTCAGGCTAACCTTATGGGTCAGTTAGGTACTGGTTTGTTAACAGGTTTGTCTACTCCAACAGATAGCTATGGCGGCTTGTCAGAGTTGTTTGGTGGCGCTGTCGATTTCGGTAAACAAATTTACGGTGGTTTATTTGGTAACAGCTCTGGCGATATAGGTGGAGGTTTAAACGTGAACAACAACCCATATTACACAGGGGATTTCTAAGATGGCTAAATTTGGACAAGCGTTTGTAAACCAATTAACAAATCCTAGTTATGGTCAAGGTATGTTTAATTTAGGGGCTACTATAGGATCTGCTCCGGCTATTGCTGCTGAGAAAGAACAAAAACAAAAAATGCTTCAGGAGTTTATGCAAGGCTCTCCTGTGCAGCAAGGACGTTTGTTGCAGCAAGAAGGAGTACGTACAGGTAATTTGCAGCTAGCTGCGCAAGGAAAACAGATTGAAGAAGGTGCGTTAAAAGAGGGCGTTAAACAAGGAATAGACGCTATTAAGGCACGCATGTTAAAACTTCCTGAGAGTGAGTTAGAGGCTGCCCAAGCAAACCTTGAAAAATATGTTGCGTCAGTTGGCGGCAATGTTTTAGAGGTATCTAATGTAGCTACTGAAATTAAAGAGTTGCGGCGGCAACAAGAGATAGATAATTTTACATTCGAACAAAAGAAAAAGGAAAGGGACGAGCAAATAGTAATTGATACGTTTTTTTCTGTGCCTGTGGAAAACAGAGAAAAGTTTTTAGAGGGAGCTGCTAACAAAGGTTTTGGAGATATTGCAGCAAAGCTTGAGCAAAGGGAACTTGAGCGTCAAGTAGAACAAAGTAAATTACAGTCTGCTCTGACGGATAGAACAAAGCCAGTTGACGTAAAAAGTTTTGAATCAAGGATACAAGCTTTACCTGAAAGCAAAACAAAAGCTGATTTGTTAGCACGTGTTGCCGAAATTAAAGGAAGAATTCCAGACTTTGAAAAAGGCAAAACGTTTAATCCGGGAGAAAGAAACACATTGTTAAAAGAACTGGACGCAATAAATAATGATATAGCAAGATTTGCGTCGGGTCAAGACCAAGCACAGTTAATTTCTGAGCGTCAGCTTGATAACGATATACGAACCATGAGATCAAGAGCTGCTAACTATAAGCCAACAAATGCCGAAATAGAGGCTGAAGCAAGAAAGCTAAAGAAAGATGAGGGTTCTTGGAGTAGCTATAAAAGTTTTGAATCTGAGGCAAGAGAAAGTTTAATTCAAGAAAGAAAAGATCAAACTGAAGCAATTATTAAAGACATGCAGCAAGGCGTCTCTGTAAAAACTGAATCGTTTACAGAAGAGCAAGAAACGTTAATATCCGATAACATGAAAGAATATGGTCGTAGCAAAGAAGAAACAATAAAAGCTTTAACCGCTAAAGGAATGTTGAAATGAGCATGGTTGTTCCTAACTTGTTTGACGAAGAGCCTAAAGGAAGCATGGTTGTTCCTAACTTGTTTGACGAAGAGCCTAAAAAAAGCATGGTTGTTCCTAACCTGTTTGACGCTGAAAATACTTTTTCTGAAGACGTGCAAGGCGCTGGTCAAAAACTTCTTGATGGTTTAACTTTTGGTTTTGGTGACGAAATTGCCGCCGGTCTTCGCGTAGGGACGGATGAACTTGTTCGTATGTTTGACGAGTCTATTGTTCCTACAGGATCTGCGCAAGAAAGGTATAGTCGTTACTTAAATCAAGGCAGACAAGCCGAAGAAAACTTTTCAAAAGATAACCCTATTGTTTCTGCTGTACTTGAAATAGGCGCAGGTATAACTACGGGTGTAGGTGTTGGGCGTTTAGCAGGAATTGGAGCTACCCGTTTAGGTAATGTTGGTCGTCAAGGTTTGGCATCTGCTGCTGACGTAACTGTCTATCAAATAGGCGAAGCAGAAGGTTCGTTTACGGATCGTGTATCTCAAGTAGATCCTGTAACTACTGTGTTAGGTGCGACTATTGGAGGAATTGCTGGTGCTTTTTTAAGGGGAGCTGCTGAAGTTCCAACAACAAAAGAAATAAAGAACAGAGCATCTTCTAAAGTACGTGAAAGTTTTAGTGCTTCTAACGTTGGTGTGCAGCGCGGCGAAATGGCTATAGGAGAGGGCGTTCAAGAGTCTGCGTTATCTCGAAGCTTGGATAATTTAAAAGCAACTGAAGAGTCTCTTTTAATTCGTGTTAAAGATTGGGCTTCTAGGAACATTAACGAAAGAACATCTCTAAAGATTGTAAACGCTGACGGGCAAACAATGCAAGTTATTGGCCGTACAATGCAAAATTTAGACACTTCAGCAGGAAAAAAAGGTTCGTTAGCTAAACTTGATAAGTGGTTTGAAGAGTCAGCGGCTGGTCAGCAAGCTAAAAAATACTTAGCAGATACAGGAAAAACAGGAAAGTATGGTGTTGTTTCTGACGTTAAGACAAGAGAAGCCAATTTTAAAACCGCAGAAAATCTTTTAAGGAACGCTCCCGCAGACGTTCAAAAAACATTTTATGCTCTTAACGATGAACTTCGTTTGTTAAAAGACTTAGATCCGGGCAACAAAGCTACTGGAGATTTTTGGCCGTTTCGTCTAAAGCCCGGCGCATCGGAGGCAACAGTAACAGGCAACTACGAAAGTCCTGTTGCTTCTGTGCTTGCTTACATGGAAGATGTACGTGTTGCAGAAGTTTTAGCTAAGAACTTTGACGTTCCGCCTACTGCTACAAAAGGATTAAAGAACGTAAACGAGCTTAGGCAGATTGCGTTAAACCTAGAGAAAAAGGGAAAGTCTGAAGAGTTTATTACGGGGGTTATTGAAAAGCAACTTGCTAGAAACTCTCAGTCAAACACTGATAGGGTTATTGACGCTATTATTAAAAAATCAGACGATCTTTCTCCAGAGCAACAAGCAAATTTAAAAGAGATATTAGGTACAACGTTTGTTGCAGGACGCAAAAGCGCAAATGAAATAACAAACACATTACGTGTTGCCGTTTCTACATCGCAACTTGCTCGCCTTTCTGGAACGATATTAAACTTATCTGAACTAGGCGTTGCTGCTACTAACTTTGGTCTTGTCAACGCACTTAAAAGTTTGCCGCAGTCTGTGCGTTCTGCTTTGTTAACGAACGGCGATGAAATCATTGACGACTTTGGCAACAGTCTTCGCCTTGCTGACTTGGGTGTTGTTAACCAGTTTATGGGAGAAATTAAACAGGGTAAGGGATGGGCTGATAAGTACGCAGACAAATTGTTTACATTTTCTGGTGTTAAAGCAATAAACAGATTAGGTCAAGAGGTTGCTGTTAACGCTGCACTTAAACAAGCCCAAGCATTGGCTAAGCGCGGTAAACTTTCTGAGCTTAAAGCCTCTAAAGGAATGCTTCCTTCTGAAATTAAAGCACTTACTAAACAACTCGAAGAAGGAAACATAAGGCATCCTGACGTTAAAGATTTTGTTTTCCGTCAGCTTACTGATGTTGCTCCTGTATCGCGTACTTCTATGCCTAAAATGTATAACGATCATCCAGACGGTCGTGTGTTCTACAGCATGTTATCGTTTATGGTTCAGCAGCATAACTTGCTTAGAGAAAACGTAGGGACAAACTTAATTAAAGCCTACAAAAAAGGTTTAAACTCTAAAGAAGGTCGTAAGCATTTTAAAGACGCTGCTAGTTATGGACTGCGCTATACGGTTTTGACAGCAGGACTTGCTGGATTCTTTGATGACGGTAGAAAAATTCTTAGAGGAGACGAAGGAGTTGAATATGATCCTTTGTCTTCAACTGCAAATCAATTAGCGCAGTTTGCTACTATGGGCATAGTGCAGCCTAAAGCAGAACAGTGGGGCGGCAGTACAGTAAGTCTGCTTAACCCACCCCAGCTCTCCATGCTAGAAGACGTAGGATCTCTTGCCGTTAAAGCGGTAACTGGAGAGGCTGAGGGGGAGGACGTTGCTAAGGTAACACAAAGATGGCTCCCCGGCGTGAGTAACCTAGATGATTTTCTACGTTACTTCAACGACGGAGAGCGTTTACTTACTGATTAGATCTCGCAAGCGCCTCCTACGCAAGCCAGTGTCTGAGCACCTTCTGTTTTATCTTCGTGCTCTACGATGTCCCAGTCGATAACCTTGGGTATGTCCTTCACTAGCTTGTTGTAGGTGGCCTTGTCTATCTCCTCATACGGTGCTTGTTGATAGGTGTGTTCTGAGTACGGCAAGAAGCTGATCCCGGACACGTCATCGAAGTTGTTATACAACCACTGTCCTACCTCCATGAACTCCGAGTCCTTGTAGTACACAGTAATGCTCGGCTTATGTTCACACCAGTAATCCTGATAGATCTTCCACAACCGTAGCTGTTCCATAGCACCCATCTCTGACGTGCATATAGCGCCCTCTGGAGCCTTCTGTACGAAGCTGAATACCTTTGTGTTAGGTGACATCACATCGTCCTCTACGGGCACACCAGCAGCCTCTAACACACGGCATAAAGGATCGTCAGCAGAACCTCTTACTCGTCGAATGTACTGTGGCGAGAACCGTGGGTGAATTCCAGAAGCAGAATCAACAAGCTGACTGACAGTACCGCTGGGCTTAACAGCAGTAACAGCAGTAGAAGGATTAACCCCAAGCTTAGCAGCCCATTCTTTATTCGCCTGTATAGTTTCTTGGCGCAGTTCAGCAAGCCACTTCTTAAGTTGTTTAGCATCTCCATCGTCTCCTACAGTGTCACGTCCTGACAGTACAGGGTGATCCATAATACCTGTTAACGACACACCCAGCAGTGCTTCTTCCTCCGTGTTATCTTTCCACACCTTACGCAGGTAACGGAAGTCTGTCAGTGTCGCCTGAAGAGTTCCAAGGATAGCCGCAACTCGTACTTTTCGTTTGAGATCTTTGAGACTATCGGCTGGCCTAACAACAACTTCCGATAAGTTACAGAATTGATAAGGACGGAGGATAATTTCTGAGCAAGGGTTCGTCCCAAAGTCCCAGTCAGCATCTCTTCTGCCGTTTTTTGCAGCTTGCTTCTGACTTGCGACTCGGCTGAACATTCCTCGTTCTCCTGAGTACGACTCATACAGGCTCTTCCATTCGTTTAAGAAAGCAGGGAAGTCAGGCTTCTCTGTGTAACACGCCGAGTTATTTGCTAGACCCCGTTGCGGGTTGTCCACCCACCACTGCCCTGTCTTAGCTCGTCGGATTCGATCATCGGTAAGATTACTGAGACTGATGAGTGCACTTCGCCTAACTCCTCCGACAACGACGATCTGCGCAATCTTACAGCAGATATCGTGACACTCGATGGAACTAAGCTTTCGTCCAGAAGCTGCTCGAAAGACTTCAACGGTGAAGCGGAACAAATCCTCAAGAGGTTCTGGGCCAGACGCTCTGCCGCCAAAGGTTCTGAGGGTTGCACCAGAAGGTCGTACTCTGCTTGTATCCCACTTTGGCACTTGACCTGTATAGAGCATGGCAATAAGCTCTCGGTATGCCTTTGCCCATCCAATTTTACTGTCCGCGACGTGTACAACACTCTCCGTGTCATGGAAATCCTCCGCTACTTCAGGTAGTTTAGATATGTACTGGCGTTCAACACTGAAGCCAACACCTGTGCCGCACATAAGTACGTACATCATTTCATCAAATGCTTTGGGGTGATCTATCGGTAGGTAGCTACAGTTAAAGCCAGCTACATTATCTCGATCCAGTGCTTCACCTGCTGTCATCAACGCTCGCATCGAGGGCATGACGTTGAGTGCTTCAATCTCTTTGGTTATCGTCTTTGCGTCTGTCTCGTCTAGCTTACCCTTGCCCACCCAGTAGTTAACGTAACGCGCTACTGTTTCGTCCCAGTTCTCACGGCGCTGTTCGTTAGGCAAGTACCTAGCATAGCGTGACTTGTGTATGTACTGTTGATATGCGTCCATTATCTTTCCTCTAATTGTTTAATGATCTTCTTGCGGTCGTCTTCGTTCATCCGTGACCACTGTGCTATCTCGTTGCGTGTTCTCTTGCAGCTAACACAGCGTTCGTTCACGAGCCTACACTGGCTAACACAAGGGGTTATCACTCACCGCCTCCTAGTATCCCTTCCATGATACTGTCCTTGCCCATTGATAGTAACATATAAGCACCGTCAGGGTAGTTAACGGTTGATGCTACAGCCAGTGCTGCGCCTTCAACAAACGTTACAACCACAGCCTGTATCTCAACTCCTTCTGCTTCTTCTTCTGCACAATGTTCAGCTAACAGTTGGAACATCTCAGAGGCTTTGCTCTCGTTCTCTGTTGGCTTACCGAAGTTACCCTCAACGACTTTCATTATTCCTTCCTCGCTTTCATCATGCAGTCTGCTTGATAATATGCAGCGTGAGCTATTCTGTCTTCTTCTTTGAATCCGTGAAAGTGAGTAAGAAGAATCTTCATAGCTGCCAAAGCAAACTGGTCGCGTATTGTCATAGGCTCTGAAGTGAAGACGACAGAATCTCCGTCTAGTTTAACATGGGTTGTCATAGGTTCTCCTCAATCAACCTGTCTAAGTACCAACGCGCCTTACGAAGATCCTCTACTGGTTTGTTCTTGTATTCGTGCCGCCAGATGTACTTCTCTACGTTGCCCTTGAGATACCCCTTGAACTGCGTAGGTTCCATTGATGCTTTGATAGCGTCGATGCACTCAATATCTCCTGTGTTGTAGTGCTTAGGGCGTGTAACAGGATCTACTGCGCTGACTGGCTCTAGTCCTCCCTGTTTAGTCCAGTAACCTTTGCGGTTCTTATCCCACTCTTCTGGCGTAGCGTCATCTATTGAGTTTACGTTGCGGTCACACTTAGTACCCATACTCGTCCTCCTCCTCTAAAAACTCTTGCTCTAATTGTTCAAAACGTTTGATAACTTTATCCTCAAACCTGTCTAAAATTTCTTCTGATGATAGCTCTAAAAACTCTAGCAGGTCGTCTGGGTCATAGTTATCCATTAGTTTTTCCTTAAGTTCTTCAAGTGTCAGAGACATAATTAATAAGCTCCTGTAGAGTCTCTATAGTATACCATTTTATGTTGTATTTGTCACACCATTGAGCCATAGTAAGTTTGGTAGTTTTACTCACTTTTTGGTCAGGTTTCATCAGGATAAATACAAGCTCCTCCGTCCACGAGAGTGAGCTAGAGATTGCTTTATACTTCTGAGTATCTCCTGCCCTGAAGTAACCTTTGCATTCGATGTGGTAGGTGGTGTCTCCTTGATACACGAAGTCTGGGGTGTACTTTCTAGGTACTGTGTACGGTATTTGGAAAGGTTCGTAGTTAAAACCATGTGGTTGTAGCTCTTGTGCAACGTCATACTCAAATGTACTCCTGAAACCTTTAGGTACTTTCTTCCGTTTAGCCAAATCATATCTCCTTTAGTGGTATCTCCATAACTTTAGGCTCATTAATGACCTCTGTTAAGTACCTTGGGCCGTATGAGTAAGCGAAGGCGCGAACCGAAGGCCAGCAGACCTTTTTGTAAGAACAGTAGGAGCATCCGACGGCGAGTTTCTGGTTGCCACTCTTGCCATCTGGAATAGGCTCGTAGCAAACGTCTGGTGGGTCGGGTAGCTCCACTAGCTTTTTTACGTGTTCAATGCGCTCCTCTATGTCGTAGCTGATTAGATCGTATACCGGTGCTTGCGTATCTTCCGTGTCGTAAAGTAAGTAGGTGAGGTGTCCGTTTTGTTTGTCCATAGCAAGCCAGCCAAACTTCGTGTCTCCTTCAGCGTGAGCGTAGCCCTTAATTTGCCCAACATAACCAAACGGGTCATCATAAGCGAGCGAGCCGTCTTTGAATTTCTTAAACCCAAAAGTTGAAACACTCTTAACGTCAGTGACAACACCGTCAATTTTACAGTCCATAGAACCAGTAATACCTCTGACGTTGACTTTCTTTTGCTCATCTGTTACCTCGTGTCCTGCGGCCTTAGTTAAGAACAATAGTAGTTCTTCGATAAGGTGGCCGTATAAGAATTTAACGTAGGTGTGACCTTCTATCTCTTCGCCGTGTTCCTTTTTGTTTACAACATTCCAGAGATAGCGGTCGTCACGACCAATATTAGACATGCGAAGTGTACGTCCGTCACTAGACTTCTCACGACCAAACTCCTTTCTCATTAGCTCCTTTACGTTCTCACCGAAAGCGTCTATAGCAGCTTCCAGATCAACACCATCGGGTGTCTGTTTTGTTTTAACCAGATCGTATATATCTGGAACTAGGTTGTACACTGATTTACTCATCGGTTGTCCTCTAAGTATTTTATGGCTCTACCGAGCATAGCTGTGTCGTCATCAAAACCCCCTAAAGACCTGTTGCATTTGTGGCACAACCAGCCCCTGAAAGCCTCTGTCTCGTGGCAATGGTCTAACACCCAAGATCCGTTTTTTGTGTTTCCTCGCCCTTTGACAGCCTCTTCATCCCCCTCACAGATGGGACAGACGTAACCCTCAGACGGCATACCGTACTGCTTTTTTAGTGCTTCTCTAACCTTACTTAGTTCGTTATTGCATTTCTTACACTCTGGTCTTAAATAGTTTCCTCCTGAAGTTCTCGAAAACCTCTCTAGTGGTAATATTTCCTTGCACTTGCTACATTCTTTACTGTCACCACCTAAGTCATAGTGGTCGTCCTCTAGTAGTAATTCTATCTGCTCCATCAGTGGGTCTCCGACCAGTTGTCTCCAATTTTGTATTCTCCGTCAAGTGGGCATCTGAGTCCGAACTGTTGCCCTGCTTGGACAATGCAAGACACCGCGAGCTTGCCGAAATCTTCTGCCTGTTGTTCATCAACCTCTGTTTGAATCTCGTCATGTATGTTACCTAAAAACTTATAGTCAAAGCCTAACTCTTTAGCTGCATCGTCTAACAAAACTAGAGCCTTCTTCATTACAACAGCACCAGATGCCTGTAGTAGTGTATTCAGTGCACTATGTTCTGATCTGACCCAAAGCTTTCTACCGTCGAGTCCGATAAGATGTCCCCTTGAACACGCTCTAGTAACACGCTCTCGTAAATACTCAAGAGCTGGTGTATTTCTAAGAAAACGTTGCTTAAGAGCACGGCCATCTTTTGCAGATCCTCCCACGACGCTTCCAATTTTTGCGTCTCCTGCTCCGTAGAGGAAAGCGTAGATGAAAGTCTTTGCCTGAGATCGTTCCGAAAGTCCAGCAGCGGTTTGATTTGTGGTGTGTATGTCTCCATTAAGGATTTCATTTGTGTATTCCTCGTCTCCCATGTAGTGTGCGAGCATACGAAGCTCTAGACCTGAAGCATCGAAACCCACTAGCTTCTTGCCTTTAGGTACAATCCAGCAGCTACGGCTCTCTGCTCCGTATACGCCTCTAGCAGTGATCTGAGCCATGTTAGGGCTTTGGTGTGTCATTCGGCCTGTAACTGCCCCACAGGGGTTTACACGTCCGTGAACACGGTCTGTCACTGGGTCTGCGTGTTCTAGCCACGACTTGACCATAGAGCTTCTCTTTTGCAGCGTAAGGTACTCCAGAACCAATGCAGCCTCTGGTATGTGCTGTAGTGGCTTTAGCGTACTCTCATCGACCTGCGGCCTACCTGAAGGGGTTACATCGTTCCACACAGCGCCCTTGCTCAAAAGTCGCTCTGCGACCTGTTGGCGTGATGCTGGGTTAAAAACAGTAACCTTGTCTTTCAGTCTTTTGCCTGTCTTCTCACTCCATCGCTCCTCAACAATAGGGGGGAATACGGCCTGTAG